ACGAGCGCAAGGCATTCGGAGAGTTTAAGACTGAAGTTGAAGCTGAGCGTACAACTGCAAGCAAAACAGCGGCATACAAGGCTCTTCTCAAAAAGGCTGGCGTTTCCAACAAGAGGTTTGATGCAATCGTAAGGCTGACCGATTTCGACAAAGTTGAACTCGATGAGAACGGCGAAGTCAAAGACGCTGACAAGGTTGTTGAAAACATCAAGGAGGAATGGTCTGAGTATATCGAAAAGTCCGCCGAAGTCGGAGCTGGTACCGAAAACCCGCCAGCAAACACGGGTGGAAAGATGACCCTTGCGCAGATTGACGCAATCGAGGACACCGCGGAAAGACAGAAGGCCATGCTCGAAAATCATGAGCTGTTCGGCATCTAACCGCAGAATAGGAGAAACAAATTATGGCAACAAGTAATGTAACAACTGCAGCAGAAACCAATGTAATCAAGAAGGCTCAGATGGCTAAGGTCAGAGAGATTGATTTTACAAGAAGGTTCTCAGGCACAATCCTCAGAAAGCTGATTGAGGCTCTTGGAGTAACAAGAAAGATTCAGGTGATTGAGGGAACCACAATGTACTACTACACAACTACTGGAACACCTCAGAGTGGCGTAGTACCTGAGGGTGAAATCATCCCGCTCAGCCAGTATCAGCGCAACAAGATTCCTGTCGGCGACATCACACTCAAGAAGTGGAGAAAGGCCGCTACAGCAGAGGCAATTCTGAAGAGCGGCTATGAGGAAGCTGTCCGTGAAACAGACAGAAAGCTCCTCACCGACGTTCAGACTGGAATCAGAACCGACTTTTTCACATTCCTTAAGAACATCGTTGTTGAGGAAAGTGGTACAAAAGGACAGGAAGGCTACGTTGCACCTGTAGGCGTAAAGGTAACAGGCACAAATCTTCAGTCCGTACTCGCTAAGACTTGGGGAAATCTCCAAATCCTTTTCGAGAATGACGCTGTTGAGGCTGTTCACTTCATGAACCCTCTCACAATCGCTGACTACCTTGCAAGTGCAAACATCAGCACACAGACCGCATTCGGTTTCAACTACATCTCAGACTTCCTCGGACTCGGCACTGTAGTTCTTACAAGTCAGATTCCGCAAGGCGAGGTCTACAGCACAGCAAAGGACAACATCATCCTTTACTACGTACCAGTAAGCGCAGACGCAATGTCCAGCCTCGGTGTTACTTCAGACGAGACTGGCTACATCGGAATCAACTCAGGCTATCCGACAGAGGAAAGAGCACAGGTTGAGTCCCTTGTTCTCTGCGGTATTCAGTTCTTTGTTGAGTACGCAGACGGCGTTGTCGCTGGCGAAATCACTGGAGCATAGTCATGTATAAGGTCTTGATTTATTTCACAGACTTGCAAGACGACAACCATCCATACCAGCCTGAGGACATTTTCCCTCGGGCTGGCCTCGTGGTCAGTGACGAAAGGCTTGCAGAGCTGTCAGGCACGAACAACCGCAGGGGCGTCAAGCTCATAGAGAAAGTGGCCACAGAAGCGGCAGAAACGGCTTCTGACGCGGAAGAAGAACGCAAGCCGAGCACTTCTGCGGCAAAGCAGAAAAAGGCGCCTAAAACGGCGAAGAAAGGATAAGCAATGACGCTGACTGAATTGTGCCAAGAACTACGCAACTGGTTCGTGAAATCAAAATACTTCGGAACGTTCTCCGTAGAGGGCGGTGAAATAAATGTATCTGACCTCGTTGCAGATGGTTCTCTGCACGACGGTCAGTATTACCGCATTATCGGGTCTGTATTTAGTGACGGCGTTCACAAATACGGCGATGGGGAAACGTTAACAGACGAGGTGTTTGAGGGTGCGATATGGGCGATGGCCGTTCCTCCTGCGGTTATCGAACTATCGGAACGAATCGATGAATGGGAAACCAAGTACGGAGAGTCGGTCTCCTCCCCGTATGCTTCTGAATCGTTCGGCGGCTACAGCTACACAAAGGCTGGAGCGGGTCAGGGGAATGCCAACTCGAACGCTAATCCCACATGGCAAAGCACTTTTGCCAGTGAATTAAACAGATGGAGGAAAATATGAGTTTACTCGATGAACAGATGGACAGCTGTACCTTCCTAAATAAGCAACAACTGCCTGACGGGTACGGCGGTTACGTGACGACTTGGGCTGACGGAGCAATGTTTCAAGCGGCTATAGTTTTCGACACGTCAATAGAGGCTCGCACGGCCGAAGCGCAAGGCGTAACAAGCCTGTATACAGTCACAGTATCAAGGGCGCTGAGCTTGGAGTACCACGACATATTCAGACGCACAAAAGACGGAAAGATTTTCCGCGTAACGTCTGACGGTGACGACAAGTTTACGCCGAAGAGTGCTGGGCTGGATATGCGTCAGGTAACAGCAGAAGAATGGAGTTTGCCGCAATAATGGACAAGTATCAAGCGTTACACACTTTTTGGAACTCGTTCGGTATACCAGCGTACGATTCCGCAACCGTCCCTGAGGAAAACAGGGGCGACTTTTATATTACCTATGAGGTGGCGACGGATAGCTTGGACAGGGCGATTCCGCTAACGGCTTCTATATGGAAAGTCGGTACCACTTCGTGGAGTGAAATATCGCAAAAGGCAGAGCAAATATCCGACGAGCTGGTACAGGTGAAAACCATACCGCTGGATATTGGCTATCTGTACATAACACGCGGGCGGCCGTTCGCACAAAGAATGAGCGATGAGGACGACACCGTGAGAAGAATTTACATCAATCTGATGGCGGAGTATTTAGCTCCGTAGAAAGGACATACAAGCTATGGGAATGTTTACGGTAATTCCTCAGAACACTTTTGAGGAAATGCAGATGGACGCTGGAGTGCTCCTGAAGACATTCGACCCGAGCAAGCCAGCAAAGCCAGCAGACGAGGCAATCATCTGCGCTACTACTGGCGGCATCACTGTAAGATGCGTTGCTGAGTATTCAGACCTCGGCGAGGATGTTGATAACTGCCCGAACAACATGAAAGAACTGAAGCACCTTGATTCATGGGATTGCGGACTTGAGTTTACAAGCCTTGGCACATCTGCCGAGTCAATCAAGCTGGCTCTCGGTGCGGCTGATATTGCAGCCGCGACTTCAAAGATTGTTCCGAGAAGAGACCTGAGCCAAGAAGACTTCAGTGACATCTGGTGGGTAGGAGACAGAGCTGACGGCGGCCTTGTTGCTGTAAAGCTGAAGAACGCGCTGTCGACAGACGGCTTCAGCCTTCAGACTACAAAAAACGGAAAGGGTCAGATTTCTGTAAATCTGACTGGCCACGTTTCAATGAGCGCACAGGATGAAATGCCAATGGAGTTCTACAGCATCGCTGGAGCGGGCGCATAAAACCTAACTAAAGGAGGAAAAGATGAAAACACTTGCAAACTGCACTCCGCGTGAGTTTCTGAAGCAGACCAACAGAATCAGAATCGCGGCAGACGAGTGGCTGACCGCCACCAAGATTCTCGAAATAAGACAGAGGATGCCTGAAATGCCTGAGCCTACTGAAAGCAAGGACAAGGCTGATATTACAGAAGCGATAGAAGCTCGCAGAGTGGCCGTCGCTGAACAAACTAAGAAAAACCTGTTCGCGATGCTTGATGCGATGTTTGACGCCAACGCTGACAAGACACTTGAGCTTCTTGCGCTGTGCTGTTTCGTTGAGCCTGAGGACGTTGATAAGCACACCATGTCAGAGTATTTACTGAGCATAAGTGAGCTGTTAAATGACGGCGGGGTGGTCAGTTTTTTCGATTCATTGGTCAGGCTGGGGGCATCGAATATGGTGAGTGCTGTAGCACAGTAGACCTTGAAAAATTGGATTTGATGGGGCGGCTATATCTGATTGAACATTGCGTGTACGTTTACAACGCTAAACAGGAGCGCAAGCTGTATGAGATATACGTAACAGACAGGCTGAAGGCTATAAACGACAGCTTGGCAAGTTTCTACGGCGGTTCAACCACAAAAGACAGGTACGTTGACCTTTTCGAGTCTATGAGGAACGTAGTTCCTGACGATTCGCGCACAGCAGAGCAAGTGATTTCATCCATCTCCGATAAACTGGAAAGGCTGGGAAAGGATGAACCTATTTGAGTTAGTAGCGAAGCTGACGCTCGATACAAGTGAATATGATAGAGCGTTACTTGCGGCGAAAGGTACTGCAACCAAGTCCAGCGCTGGAATTGTTACGGCTGTTGAAAAGACAAAGAAACGCATAGGCATGGCGGCGCTCGGTATGGGTGCCGCCATTGGTGCTTTCGGGGTGGCTTCAGTCAAAACTGGTGCGGCGTTTGATTCATCTATGGCGCAAGTGGCGGCGACTATGGGCAAGACCGTGAGCGACATGGAAAACGAGGTAGGCGAGGTAGATTTAGCTTGGGGCAAGTTTTCGGGCAATCTGCGCGACTACGCGAAGGAGATGGGCGCGCACACAAAGTTCTCCGCTACTGAAGCGGCGGACGCGCTCAATTACATGGCGCTTGCTGGTTATGACGCGCAAAAGTCGATGGAAATGCTACCGCCAGTGCTCAACCTTGCGGCGGCGGGCAACATGGACTTGGCCACGGCTTCGGACATGGTTACTGACGCCAGTTCCGCACTCGGCCTGTCACAAGAGCAGACGGTCAAGATGGTTGACCAAATGGCGAAGGCCGCGTCGAAATCGAACACAAGTGTCGCACAGCTCGGCGAAGCTATGCTGACGGTCGGCGGCACGGCGAAGGTGTTGCGCGGCGGTACAACAGAACTTTCAACTGCGCTCGGAATACTTGCAGACAACGGTACTAAGGGCGCTGAGGGCGGCACAGCCCTGAGAAATATCCTCACGTCGATACAGGGCGCAAAGTTTGAAAAAACTTTCGGCAAAATGGGCGTAGAAGCGTATGACGCCAACGGCAAGCTGAGGTCACTCAAAGACATCTTCGGTGATATGCAGGTCGCTATGGACGGCATGACCGACGAAGAACGCACGGACATAATCAACAAGACGTTCAATGCGCGTGACCTCAAGAACGTAAACGCACTGCTCGGAACAACTGCTGACAGATGG